AGTTACATTACCATTACACGTTATTATTAACCGCCTTATTTGCGAGACTAGGGGCTTGTTTTGCACCTATTTTGCGTAAACTTGCGAATCTATGCCCTACTATAGTATCCGTTGGCTCGTTGTTTCTATATAAGCGAATCAAACTAGCTGGGTTATCTTCAGTAGCATTTAACGTGAATTCTGTTTTAGGTACAGCTAATTTACCCGACCTAACAATCCTTGTAATTTTTCCACTAGCACGTCCACCTGAATTATCCCAAGACACCATGTCTCCTACTTTTAAATCACTAGCCTCTGCTTTCTCACCTCTAGCTGTCATTATTTTATTTCGTTGTGTTTTACTCCAACTGAATCCAGCGTCTCCACCCCATAACGCCCATGCTATACGTCCAGCACTTGGATATCCTTTTTCACTTGGTTTAAAACCTTGTCCTGTTTTGTCTGACTCGTGTCTTGCAAAAAAAGAGTACATGCGAAGTACAGTACTTGCTGACATATTATCACCGTTTACAATTTGCGTTGCTCTTGTTGCACCTATGTTAGTACCACCACGATTATATTCTTTTCTCCAGTTTAATCCTTTTCTTGCCTCTGCTTTCATACCAGCAGTCGCAACAAACTTCATATCACTTACTGCTTTACTAGATAAAATAGCCTCGTCATATTCAGCATGTGTATCACAAGGCATAAAAACTGTTTGACCATCTTTTTCCATTGTGTGAACACCAGTACAACCAATAACCTTTGCTCGTTCAACTGCCTCACCTGGATTATCAAATACATCTTCCTCTAGCATAGCTTTCGCACCATACGCTAATCCATAAGTATCATTATATTTTTCGTTACCTTGTGAGTCTACTGGCTTGTCATTATCTTCTTCGTCCATTGGAGCAGTATCAATTTCACCAAGTGGAAATAAATTTGATGGTACTAATAAAGCGTCAGCACCTTGTATTGGCTCTAAACCAAGTCTTTCTCTTGCCTCATTTCTTGTCAATATACCTTGTTGAACTCCTTGCGTAACGTTAGCAAATATTTGTTTTCTCTTTTCTGCCATAGCTGGTATTGAATCAATATCAAATGCAATTTTTATATCACCACTATATAAAGGTGATAGCCATTCATTTAAATCAGATTGCAGTCTGTCCAATAATGGAATAATAGTTTCCTCATACAATGATAAACGTGCCTCTGCGACATTGGCATACGTTTGGTCAGCAATACCAACTAATTGAGCTGGTACACCAAAACACAATGCGATCTCTCTAGCACTCATATTCATTAATTCCAAAAAATCCATATCCTTAGGCGATATGCCCATTTGAACATAGTCAAAGTCGCCCTCTAGTAACATAGGACGTCCAGAATTATTTGCACCTTTAAAGCGTTGCTCCAAGTCATTTAGTATACTTGCACGTTGGTCGTCAGTAAGTGTAGCAGTCATACCTGTTTCGTCTTTCGGTTGAAATTTTAGCATTGCTGACGGTGTACAGCCGTTTTTTAGTAACCCAACGTTATGCAAGCCAGCTAAATTATGTTGGTCAATGTTATAAGCACCAGCTACTATTGGTGAAAAACCATAAAAATCATCTAACGGATTCCAGAGTTTTACATGCTTTATTTGCGACATACCATTTAACTTATCAACAGGATATTCACTAATGGTCTTGCCATCAACTTTATATCTATAAGACGTTGGTATCATTGACGAGGTTGACTCAATAACCATTCTGTCTGGTCGTAATAAATATAATTCCTTTGGTATACCAAATTCTTTATCTTTTAACATATAAGTATTTCCTGATATTAAAAGGTAACTAACTAACGAATGAAAATACTCAACGCCTGATTGTAAAGGGTTAGGTCTATTTAATAATGATATGAGCTCATGGTTGTCTAACTCTTTATCACCGCTAAATACTTTTATTTTAGTGGCACTAACATTAACAGCAATTAAGTTAATGCAACGGTATGTTATGGAATTTTCTTGATAACCCTCTTTAGCAAACTCTTTATACTTTTTGTTTGTCTTACCCTCATACGCATTTATTTTATTTATAATTACTTGTGGAGCTTCTTTTCTTTGTAACTTTGGCTGTTCTTTTTTAAATCTATCAAATAATCCCATAGTGTCCTCAACTAATTCTATAAATTGCGTTTCCTGATGATTGTAAACTTGTTAAACCCCATACCAAAGCGTCTAGCCTGTCCGGTGATTTTATTGTGTTTGGTGTGTACGAACACATCTGGTCCTCAAGCTCTTTAAAATATCCAACGTGCTTGACTTTTGATTGTTCATATAATGCTGATATAGGCTCTGCTCGTAACATTTTTCCCCTTGTTGCTCGTACTGATGTATATGGAACGTTAACATCTTGTACTCTTAATAATTTTTCTATCAAGTCTCCACCATTGTTAACCTCGCATACAATCCTATCAGCGTCAAATTTATAATACAAGTCTATAGCCCTCTTAATCCAAACATCTGGGCTAAATACACCTGATTTGTCATCAAGTACATAATAATGATTATCGATTCCTCTACCAACCACAACAATACCTGTCTCGTCTGAATTAGCATTAGCAGTAACTGCTGGGTCTACTGCTATAACTATTCTTTGCATGTCAGGCGTAACTTCAATTCTATTTTGCTCAATGTTAGCACTATTAAATAACGCACCCTCAATGTCCTCTAATATTTCTGCGTACAATTCTTGACGCCCTAGTCTAGTTCCCTCGTACCTTTCTTTTAGCATTTTTATTGCTGATGGAGCAAGGTTATCAATGTTATCAAACGTGCTACCTTTAATGATTTTAGTGTCTGCCCGTACTGCTAACTCTTTTATTAATTCAGTTGGACGTGGAGTTGTTGTTATTATACATTTTGGCGATTGCCCTAATCGTAACGCCATCATTAAGTTGTCAAACGTTTCTCTGTATCTCCATGACGCAAGTTCATCACACCAAACTCTATGAAATTGTACACCACGTAACCTGTCTGGCTCTATAGCTGGGAATCCTACTATTTTTGACCCGTTGTAAAACTCAATCTCGTTTGCTGACTTGTTATAACCAGCCTCGTTTAATAAACCTTTATCAAGTATACCAAGTAAACCTGACTCACCAGCAAAGCATACACGTTTTAAGTCACCGTAAGTGGGTGCTATAACACCACAAATACTGTTTGGATTAATTAAGCAATATTGCACCATGTCATAAGCACCAGTTAAAGTTTTTCCCCACCCTCTACCAGCTAAGAATAATTGGATATTATAATCATCATCATCTACAACTATTTGATTCTTACGAGCTTTTTTTATCCAATCAGTTAATAGTATTGTCGCTATCTTCTTCTGCGAGTTTAGCTCTTTGAATGTCTGTGATGAGTTGTTTAAATTTATCATCTTGCTCTGTACCATCTTGAATCTCCAATACTTGTTTCTCAGTCCAACGTGCTTGAGTCTTAAGCCAGAATATACATGCTGTAACTGCCTCACGCCCTGTACCTGTTGCTATCTTAAAAAGATTTTCTGATATTTTAGCATTAGCAGTTGCTTTGCCTTTAACAAGGTCATTATTATAGTACTTGTATAACGTTGGTTTGGATATATCTAATATTGAACAAATTTGTTCATGTGGTAATCCTAACCCAGCTAATTGAGTTACCATACGTGCATTTTCATCTGTTTTGTTTACTAATTTAGGCATATATACTTTTATAGTGTAAAAATAAATTAATTTGTAAGTAAATTAATAATAGCAGTTTCAGGGCTATCGCCAAGTTTATTTTTTATTAAATCAATATCACTGCCCTTAAATGTTAAATGTAGTCTATAAACTTCACTCTCGTTAACTGATTCACTATTGTCTTGGTTGTAACTATCCCAATCAACATTACCAAAATCAATTAAATCGTTTATAACGTCTGTTGTAAATGGTAATCCTATGTTTAAGTCCTTACCAAACTCTAGTTGTAAATTAGCCAATAACTTCCCTAACTCAATCTTGTCATTGTTACCTTTAGTCTCATTTAATATAATAGTTAATTTTTTTGCGTCCTTATCACTTAAATTGTGTATTAACATACAGGATATTTCTTTATGCCCTAGCTCGTACCATATGGTAAATCGGTGTTCTCCATCAACTATCTCGTAGCCCTCTTCATCAGCACATTTGCGTACAACTATTGGTGCAACTAGACCATAAGTTATTAATGACTCTTTTTCAGCCTCGTATGTTGCTTTATTCATTTTGTTTGGATTCCATGTATTTGGGCGTATATCGTCCATATTAATTACAACACTATCAACGTCATATTTATTCATTAAAGCTAACTCCTTTTTTTGTCCAATAATTAGTTACGTTTAATTCAATCTCTTGAAATCTTTTAATATCATACTCTACAATTTTTTCAACTAAATCTCTATCTTGTGATTCTCGTGGTGCTTTTAATTCATGTATAAAATTACTACGACCAAATCTATATACAGCTAGCCAATTAGTATTGTCAACGCTACATGCTGGATATCTATACATCATATCCTCACTACCTACACCTAATAAGTGTATACGTGGTAATTTTTTTGTTTTTTTATAGTGCTTACCAATTTGATGAAAACATTTATTTAACCAAGGAATAGTATCTTGTTTGCGTTTACGTCCAACCATTCCACCAAAAGCAATATAATCATGTTTGGCTAAGTATGATTTTAAAGTATCAACATTAAACCCAGCTTGATGTAATACGGGTAAAACGTTTACATTATTTTTAATTAAATAGTTTAAATTTTTTTGACTGTCTTGTGGACTACCAATTACATCTAAATTTATAAAGTTTAATTGGTTTACTTTTTTTTCCCATTTAAGTTTATAGTTTTTAATCCATTCAATGTACTCGTCAATGTCAACTGTTTTCCCTTGTGTGTACGCTGAGAACGCACCACTATCAACTAAAATATTGCTATCCTTTGTGTAAACTTCCTCACGTTTTGCTACAGCACCTTTGTCTGTCCACACAATAAGGTGATTTTTTATTAAAGCACTAGACCTTGACCCAGCAAAATAATGTATCATTTACAATGTCCTTGAAATTCATCTTTAACTAA